GCGCACACGGCCGATCCGACGCCGGACGCCATCGACGCGGCCAGCGGCATGGTGTTGAGCGATCAGAACCCGAGCCGGGTGCTGCTGCGCATCAAGAACACCTTCGCCGGCGCCAAGAGCATCACCGTCAAGGCGGGCAGCAACCCGCCGGCCCTGATCCCCGCCGACAACGCCCAGTCCTATGCCCAGGACGACGTCCGCTGGGTCTGGGCCTCTCCGGGCGCCCGTCACGCGCAGGCCAACGGCGACATCTACGTCGACTTCGAGGCCGGCACGACCGGTGAGATCACGGCCTTCATCCTCCCGCTGGGGGTCTGATCATGGCCAACACCGTCTTGGTCAGAGGAAGCGGCGGGGCGACCTTCGAGGTCGACCCCGACAACGAGGTCATCGCAGCGCAGATCGCCCGCAAGGATCTGATCGTCATCGCGCCGCCGGAGGCAGCGGACCGCATCGCCGAGGGCGTCAAGGCGCTCGTTGAGGGCAGCCCGACCGACGCCGCCGAGTGGCTCGCTGCTGCCAAGCCGGCCGAGGTGACCGCCGTGCTGGCGCAGACCGGCGATGCCGCCCTCGACTTCGCCAATGCGCTGCTCGGCTTCGAGCAGGGAGGCAAGCATCGCAAGACCATGGTGGCCGCTCTGGAGGCCTATCTCGAGGAGGCCACCGAGCCGCCGTCTGAGGGCGAGGCCGAGATCCGCGCGCAGGAGGCCTGATCCATGGCCCGCACCCAGCTGACCAAGAAGACGATCGTACAGGGCGGCCTCGACATGGAGGTGGCAGGGGCTCTCGATGCCGCCAACGCCGACGGGCACTCCTTCGAGGGCTCCGGCCGGGTCTACCTCGAGGTCAAGAACGGCGGCGGCTCCGCCTGTGTGGTGACGGTGCAGACGCCGGTGCAGGTCGCCGGCCTCGATGTCGCCGAGCAGACGGTGACGGTGCCGGCCACGACCGGCCACGTGAAGCTCGGCCCGTTCAACCGCCGCGCCTTCAACCGCCCCTCGGATGGGGCCGATCCCGGCCTGGTCTACGTCGACTTCGACCAGGTCACCTCGGTGAGCTGCGGGCTGTTCGGGTTCTGACGATGCCCTACTACAAGCTGCCACATACCGACGGCGCGGTGATGTTCTTTCCGCACGGCCGCCCCGACCTGGAGCCAGCAGACCCGCCAGAGGTCGAGGAGCCGCAGAGCGCCGCGCCCGACGAGCACAAGCGCACGCCGAAGCGGCCATCGCGGCAGCGAACGGCCAAGAGCGGTGATGAGCCCGAGGCCGACTGAATGACCACCCCGTATGCGACAAGCGAACAGTACGAGACCTGGAGCGGCCAGCCAGCTCCGGCCAACGCCGACTGGCTACTGGCACGTGCCACCGAGCTGATCGACGCGATCGTCACCGCCCCGTTTGACATCGACGATGAGACCGAGCTGCCCACCGACGCGAAGGTAGCAACGACGCTGCGCAATGCGACCTGCGCCCAGGTCCTCTTCTGGGATGAGGTCGGCTTCCAGCACGACATCGACGGCCTGGCCGGCTCGGCCTTCTCCGTCGGTGGGCTCTCGGGCAAGCGGGCCCCGCGCGAGGCGCCGCAGGCGGTGCGCATCCTGAAAGGCGAGGCGCTGGCATGATCCCCTCCGCCCTGCTGCGCCAGATGGTGAGCATCGAGCCGTATCTGGGCGAGACCGCCTCCGGTCCCGACTTCGGCGATGCAGTCACGGTCGCCGGCCGGCTGCGGCCGTCGCGCCGCTGGGTCTCAACCACTCCGGGCAGCGACGCGCTGCTCTCCGATGCGACGCTCGAGCTGCGCCCACAGACGGCGATCGGCGTTGGCGATCGCATCACCTGCGAGGGCGAGATCTACCGGGTCATGGCCGTCGCCGAGCACCGCGGCCTCTCGCGGGCCGAGTTCATCGCGGCCGATCTTTCGCGGAGCGAGACCTGATGGCCAGGGGGCTGCGCATCGTGCGCGACAACCGACGCCAGGCGGCAGCCACCGTCAGAGCCCAAGCCGCCCGGTTGCTCAACGATGGCGCCCGCGAGCTGCTGCGCAAGGCGAATGAGCGGGTGCCGATCGAGGAGCACGTCCTGGAGCACTCAGGCCACGTCATCGAGGCCAGCGCAAGCGAGCTTACGGCGGCGGTCGGCTACGGCGGCGAGGCGAAGGCCTACGCGCTGCGCCAGCACGAGGACACGACGCTGCGCCACGACCCTGGCCGCGAGGCGAAGTGGCTTGAGAACACCTTCAAGTCGGACGCCAAGCGCGTCCTGGAGTGGGTCGGTCAGCAGATGCGACGGAGAACCTCGTGATTAGCCGGGCGCTGGCCAAGCACCTGCACAGCGCCGGCCTGGCCGTCTACGACCCCACCGGCACGAGCGGCAGCTGCTTTCTTGAGCACCTGCCGCCGGCGCCCGATGTGGCGCTGATGATCCTCTCAAGCGGCGGCAATCCGACACCGGCAGCGGCCACTTGGGGCTACGACGAGCCGACGCTGCAGCTGATGACCCGTGGCGAACCGAACGACCCGGAGGCACCGGCGACCTGGGCAGGTGCGCTCTACGACGCCCTCCAGGGTCTGCGCTACACAACCCTCGATGAGGGCGGCGCCGATGAGGTGCGCCTGGTGGTCTGTACCTTCGCCCAGAGCGCGCCCATCAACATCGGGCCCGACGCCAAGGGCCGCTACCGCTACACGCTCAACCCCGCCTTGCACGTCAGGGCGATCACCGCTCACCGAGACTAGGAGGATGCAACGCCATGGCTGGCACGCCGGATAAGGTCCTCTCAAGGGACTTCACCATCGAGGTCAACACCGGCAGCGAGGCCGAGCCGGTGTGGACCAAGATCGACGGCCTCGACGAGGACGGCATCAAGATCAAGGCCTCCTCGCGTGATACCGACTTCATGGACGCCAACGACGGGGGCTGGGCCAAGCCGGTGATCATCGGCCGCGGCTACGGCATCTCGCTCAAAGGCGCCCGCATGGAGGCCTCCGACGACGGCACCCGCGACCCCGGACAGGCCGCCGTGGAGGCCGTCAAGGACGAGACGCTCTACGATGCGATGCTTCCCTTTCGCATCAGCTCACCGGCCGCCGCCACCCCCGAGGTGCTCACCTTCACCGCCTCGGTCGCCGACGTCAATGCCTTCGGCGGCGCCGAGAAGGCCGAGTGGACCGCCGAGCTGCTCGTCTACGGCCAGCCGGTCAGCTCCTAATCATGGCCGGCACCTACATCGACTTCGACGCCGCCCTGGCCGAGGCCACCGAGCAGCCGGTGGTGGTCCGCTACCTGGGCCGCGACTGGGAGCTCTATGCCTCGATGCCGGCACGGCCGGTGTTTCGCATCCTGCGCCTGCAGGCCGAGGGCCGCGATCAGCACGATCTGAGCCAGCGCGAGCAGCTCGACTTCCTGCGCCAGATGGTACCCGCCGAGGTCCTGGAGGCCTGGATCGAGGGCGGCATCACCCTGGCTCAGATGGGGCGTCTGTTGGCCTCGGTTGTGGCCGCCTACAGGGACGCTGATACGGGGGAAGCGAGCGGCCCCGCGGAGGGGCCTTCGATGCCATCGAGCACTGGTGTGCCCTCGAAGCAGACTTCGCCCGTGAGTACGCCATCGACCTGCCCCGAGCCGTAGCAGGCGGCATGAGCTGGCGACGCTTCTGCGTGCTGGTGGCCGGGCTTTCGTTCGCCTCTCTCTACCGCTACGCAACCAGTGAGCAGGGCAAGGCGCAGCGACCGCTGACCGCAGAGGATGCGCCCGCCTTCTTTGCCTCGTTTCGGAAAGGCAGGTGAGTGATGGGCATCTCGGTCGCTGATCTGGTCGCCACGCTGGGCATCGATGATCGCGAGTTTGACCGCGGCCTCGACGGCGTGGGCAGCAAGTTCAACAAGATCGGCCCGATGGCCGCGGCCGCCGGTGCTGCCGCCGGAGCGGCGCTGGCGGCGGGGGTCGTCAAGGCCATGGACGTCGAGGCGATCAACGACAAGCTCGCCGCCCAGCTCGATCTGACGGCGGCCGAGTCGGAGCGCATCGGCGGTGTGGCCGGGCACCTCTATGCCGATGCCTACGGTGAGTCGATGCAGGACGTCAGTACCGCCGTGGCCGGCGTGCGCTCCTCGATCGAGGGCATGACGCAGGCCACCGAGAAGGAGCTTGAGGCCGCCAGCGCCAAGGCGCTCGACTTCGCGGCCATCTTCGAGATCGACATCACCCGGGCGACCAGCACCGCCGGCATCCTGACCAAGTCGGGCCTCGCCAAGGATGCCACCGAGGCCTTCGACCTCATGACCGCCGCCTCGCAGCGCGTGCCGGCGCAGCTGCGCGAGGACGTGCTGGATGCCGCCGATGAGTACTCCCAGTTCTTCGCCTCGCTGGGCATGGACGGCCAGCAGGCCTTCGCCTTGCTGGTCGCCAACGCCGACAAGGGCATGTACGGCATCGACAAGGTCGGCGATGCGGTCAAGGAGTTCTCGATCCGCGCCACCGATCTCTCGGCCGCCTCCAAGGGGGCCTACGAGGCGATCGGCCTGGGCATGGAGGAGATGACCAACAAGCTGCTGGCGGGCGGTGACTCGGCCAGCGAGGCCACCCAGCAGATCGTCGACGGGCTGCTCTCCATCGAGGATCCCGGCAGGCGGGCCGAGGCCTCGATCGCTCTCTTCGGCACGCCGTTGGAAGACCTCAACGTCAACGAGATCCCGGAGTTTCTGCGCTCGCTCAAGCTCGGCGAGGATGCCATGGAGGGCTTTGCCGGGGCCTCTGAGCGCGCCGGCGATACGCTCAACGACAACGCCAAGACGAAGCTGACGGCCTTCCGGCGCACGCTTGAGAGCGGGCTGGTCAACTTCCTGGGCGGTACCGTCATTCCGGCGATCGAGAAGGTCGGCGACGTGCTGGGGCCGGTACTGATGCCAGTGCTGCGGACTCTCGGATCGGTGATCAAGCCGATCGCACCAGTGCTCATCGGGATGGCCGGCGCCTTCGGTAGCCTCTGGGCGGCTGCCAAGGGCTATCAGATCCTGAAGGGTGCGGTCGGTACGATCCGCGATCTGACCGGCCTACTGCGCGGCGGCGTTTCGAGCCTGGGCAACTTCGCTGGCGGCCTGAGTCGTGCGGGCAGTGCGGGCGGTGAGTTTGCCGGTGGCCTGGGCAGCGCCCGTGGCGGCGCCGGCAGGCTCGCCGGCGTGCTCGGCAAGGGCGGCGCCCTGGCCATAGCGCTGGCCTTCACGACGACCATGATCTTCAAGGCAGTCGATGCCTGGAGCCAGTACAACGCTGCCGCCGAACAGGCCGAGCAGGCATACCAGGACGCGATGAGCAACGTCGATGCCGCCGAGCAGTACATCATCGAGAAGTACGGCAAGGGGTCGGAGCGTCACCAGAAGTGGCTCATGGAGAACAAGGGCTCCAAGGCAGCCATCGAGGCCGATCGCTACCAGCGCCCCGACTGGTACAACCCGTTTACCTGGTTTGGCTCCGGCGGCGACTTCATCGCCCGCAGCCCGCAGATTATCGGCGTCGGCGATGTCGCCGAGCGTGTGACGATCACGCCGCTGAACAAGGGCGGGGCGCAGAACGGCGTCGTGCACCATCGCCCGATCAGCATCACGATCTCCGGCGTTCCCTCGCGTCGGCAGCTCGAGCAGCTCAAGCGCGACCTGGCGCGCGTGGATATCGGCAGCTACTGATGGGCCTGACGCTGACGCTCGACCCAGCCGGCGAGGCTATCGCCCTCCTGCTGCGCGACGAGGCCGGCTTCGGCCAGATCGCAGCGGAGCTTGCGCGCATCAGCCAGGGACACTACGGCGTGCCACGGGTGCTGGCCGTCGATCGCAGCGAGCCACGCACGCTGACGCTGCCGATCATCATCGACAAGCATGGGCAGGGCTCGGGCGGCACCACCGATGCGGACCTGGCGGCCGCAGAGCTTGCCACCATCGATCGGCTGCTCTCACGGCCCTGCTCGATCTACGTGCGCCCCGGCGCGCTTTCGAGCGGCATCACGCTGCGCACGCTGCCAAGCCCAGGTGCGGAGACGCCGAACGACCCGACCGCCCGGGTGGCGCTCGCCGCTGCTGTGATCCTGCCCAAGCTCACCGTGGTCTGTGAGCCCTACGCCTACGGCGATCTGCAGACTCTGCTCTCAGCCGCCACCGCCCTGCCCGCTGCCATCGACCTCTCAGCGATGGCCGGCAGCTACGAGACGCCGCTGGAGGTCTCGCTGGCGCTGGCCAACATGACCCAGGTCGTGCTGGGGCTGCTCGAGGAGGAGTACGCCGACTGGACCGGCTGGCTCGGCGATGCCAACGACCTCTCATGGGACTCCGGCGTGGCCGCCGCCGATGGCAACGCCGCCGGCGGCCAGGCGCGCAAGACCGTTGCCGGTGCCAGGATGGGCGCCGCCATCCCGGTCACCTCTTTCCCGCGCGGTGAGTACGCCCTTTGGGTGCGGGCCCGCATGACGAGCGGCACGGCCCTGCTGTGGTCCTCGAGCATCGGCAGCGACAAGGCCGTGAGCGTCGCCAACACCGCCTATGAGTGGCACTACCTCGGCCGCCTGATCTGCCCCACGAGGCACACCTACGGCGCCGGCACGGCCACCACCAGCCTGTTCATCGACCCTGAGGGCTCAGCCGACGCTTGGCTTGATCGCTACGCCTTCGTGCGCGCCGCCGCTGGCTACCTGGCCTACGACGGCGATGCCTGCGACTCGATCGCCCACGACGGCCAGCACGCCTACGTCGATGGGCGCACAGACTATGAGGACGTGCGCGGCAGCGCCCTCTATCCCCTGCGCGGCAAGCTCTGCGCCCTCGTCGAGACGAACGGCGCGTCCGGTCCCTCCCTCTCACCGACCGTCGTCGTCAAGGCGACCCCGAGAACGAGCCTCTGGAGGTAACGAGATGACCTGGTACTACAGCGGCGGTGCCGCCAACGCAGATCCCGATGCCTCGCTCGGCGGAGCGATCTCGAGCGTCGCGGTCGGCGAGGCGCTCAACGACCTCTTCGACGATGTCTCCGGCGCCGAGAGCGAGGCCGGCGATGTCGAGTATCGCTGCGTCTACTTCAAGAACGAGACCGGCGGCACGCTGGAGAACGTCCATGTCTATGTCCCTGGCCAGCCCTCCGGTGATGATTCCTTCAAGGTCGGCAAGGACCTGGCTGGCAAGAACGCGACCGCCGATACGATCGCCGATGAGGACACCGCGCCCGATCCGGCCGTGACCTTCGCGACGGCCGCCGACTATGCCAACGGCATCGACCTGGGCACGCTGGCCGACGACGACTACTACGCCGTCTGGGTCGAGCGCACAGTGCCATCCTCAGCGACCGCCGGCACCTCGAGCTGGACGATCCGGGCGCGCGGCGAGACGGCGAGCTGAAGCGGCTGAGCGGACGCTGAGAGCCTCAGCATGAGCATCGCCTTCCGGGGCCACTCGCTCGGCCACAGCGGCTATGTCGCCTCGCCGTATGCGACCACCAAGCCCTCC